ATGAGGCTGGTTCTTCAACACTGATCTCGGTGCGATTCATCTCAACATCTGCTATCAGATCTTCGGTGTCAAATTCCACGAACCTATTACGCGGAAGGATGTCTATTCCGCTGAGGGTCTCTTGGATACAGTCCATGTAGAGCTTGGCTCCGAGGAGATAGAGATCTTGTTTCGCCTGTGTTGCGTTGGAATAATTGTAGCCAGAAATGCCTATGCCCAGTAAGTAGGCGGGGACACCGATTGCCCTGCTGAGCTCGAGTGCGCTGAAGTTACGAGCTTCGATAAGCTGGAGGCGACTAGGGTCGGTGTCAAATTGCTCATATTTTACAGCCGAATTTAAGGCCCCTACGGCGTTCACGCGTCGCGCGTTGCTCCATGCTGCAGCGAGCTCACCAAGTGATTCAGCGTCCAGTGGTTCAGAGCTGTCGGTCTGTTGTAAGTATCCAGCGACGATCTCATTGGAGGCGAAGCGTTCAGCACTGCGATCAAGTTTGATGGCGGTCTCTAGGACTCGGCGACCTGTCCAGAGGAATCCTTGAACGGGTGCGAGGAATTGGATGACATCGGATGTCGGAACGGCGATCCCGTTGAAAGTGATGCTGTTGGATTTTCCGAAGAACTGCGGGCCTGGCTGATCCAAGGTGTCAACCATTTCGCAGGGCATCCACTGGAACGACAGCGGACGACCAGTGGCAGACGAGCGTGAGGTGACATACCAGAACGCGCGACCGCGCATCATGAGATCCATGCAGGTATTCGACATGATGAAGTTACGCGTCAAGGTTGGATCTGGAGTGTCCATCCAGGACTCGGTTTCAAGATAGATCTTCTCGTACTCTTCGCCAGTCCATTGTGTCGTGTAGTGGCGGAGGGGAAGTGAGCCGACGAGCGAGATGATCATCTGTGTCGCTCTGGATACGGTCGGAACGGACAAGGCCAGCTCTGAAGCCGCCCCGACGGTGTAACTCCAAAACTGTCCGAGCCCGCTCTGAGAGGCAGAACCTGCTGCAGCTTGAAGCGGTGCGTGTGCGAACGCGGGGGTCGCGTCTTGCTTCTTACTTCCGAAGAGTGCCATCCCTCGGATTCTCTCAGACTTTTTAGCGCGCGTCCACTAGGGTCAGCCGAAAGCCATCTGAGGTTTCGCTGTGGCCTTCGGACGCGATGTCAGCATGATTCCCCACACTGAACATCGGGCGAGCTCTATAGGCCCTGGGCTCTTCTGCGAACTGAGAACTATCGCGCCTCCCGTTTTTACCGCGACTGCGCGAGCGAAATGTTCCGACAGTGCGAGGTCGCCAGTGTGCCGGACACGATCCTCAACGATCATCGCACGAGCTGCACCTGTCCACTTAATGAGTTCCGCATAGCCAACGATCGTCATCCTTCGGCGAAGATCTGGCGGACAGTGGATCTCCAGTGATGGAGTACACGCGAGCTTGACGGACGCGTCCGACATTCGAGTCACGACTTCGGCCCACATCTGCTGGGCAGACTCCACGACGAACTCGGTTGTCACGATCACGCGCGTCCCGTCGTACGCGCAACCGATCCCGACATAGCGTGACTCGTCAACAGATGAGTCAATGACAAGCCACTGGATCGGAGGCATCGGATCCACAGTCTTCCGATCGTTCCAGAGATTGATCGGAAGGTAACTGTTTGTCGAATCCACCCAGAGATTCAGGTGGCCTCGGATGAACGCTTGCCGATTCGGCGAGTCGAACGCGAGCTCCAACGCTTTCATCGTGATCGTTGTACCGAGCGCAGGATTCGCCCATCCCCAATAGCGCCGATCTTCCAGACTGACTCCAGGAGGAAGTGACCACTCTGCGAAATACAGCGAACCAGTTCGGCCTGAATCAATCGCTGCCATCCCTTGTTCTCGAAGCTGGAGGAGAACTGTGCTCCCTTGGTCGCCGGCGGTGGAGAACATCATCATCATCGGATTCTTGACTGCGATCTGTGATGGCCGTAGAGCTGTGAAGACGACCTCGGGACTGATGTCCCAGAGTTCATCCACGAGGAGGATGGAGGCTGTCATTCCGTGAGCGTGAGCGGAAGCAGCGACTACCGAGATACTGCTTCCGTCTGGGAAGTTGATCCGCTCGTCTCCGTTCTGCCATCGGACTTTGCACTCGAACTTCTCGTCAAGGTCTCGGACAACATCACGGAAGAGGGCCATGCTTCGGCGCTTCTGGTTGGCAACGATCACGATCGTCTGAGGCTCCATCCGAGAAGCTGCGTACTCGGTCGCCATGAAGCCGGCGACAGCACGCATCACCAAGCTCTTACCGTTCTGTCGAGCGGTACTGACACAAGCTTCACGGAAGACGAAGTCACCGTTCTCGTCCAGTTTCAGAGCGTCGGTCACGATCCGCTTCTGCCACTCCATCAGATCAATATTGAGGACGCGCTTCGCCCAAGCGGTGAGGGCAGGGCCGAAACTCTCGCCGGCTGGAACGGGAGTTACCAGTCTCGGCTCGATCCTTCCCGATGTTGGAATATCCGACTCGGTTCGCGCTGGTTCCTGCTGGTTCTGGCTGATGGAGGGGATTTCCCAGTGGGGGCTCGGGGTGTGCATTTCGCCATTTAAAAAAGCATTGGAGGATTCATTGCGCTTTTGGATGCGTTGTGCTGTCTTTGCGTTGACGAATCGTGCTCCTCTAGAGGCATTGCATGATGCGCAGCAGGGGACAAGGTTTGAGCGGTCGTATGGGTCGCCTCCACGATCAAGCTCTATGACATGATCAACCTGGGTCGCTTGTGTGCGCTTGCCCTTGAGCCTGCACCAGTGGCAGTCACCATCTTCCTCGAGTACTAGCCGGCGTACTTCCTTCCAGCGTTTAGTGTTGTAGATCGGGTTACCTGCCATGAAGCTCCATGCCGATGAGGCATCCGCACTTCTCTAGGTCTAGTCCTTTGATGACTTTCCAGCCTGTGTCTCTGCATTGTCCACAGGCTGAGTGGTTTGCTACTTGAGAGAGCATAGGGACGATCTCATAGTCTTTGTTCTTTAGTTCTTGATATACATCGGCATTATCCCCATCAGGATTATCCCCACGAGGTGCGACCTGCGGTGATGTGTTTTGCACAGTGTTATTCACACGCTGTGGAGTGTCAAAGACGAGGGTGTCATAGCACCACTTCCCACCCTCGTCCTGATACCTTCGGCGCTTGATGTAGCCGGCGGACTCAAGTTCTGTCATGGCTGTCCTGATGGCATCTATGCCCTCGCGCTTCACACTCGCCAGGTGTCTTGTGGAGGTTCTCCAGTTGTCAGGCTTTGAGAGGACGAAGATCAAGACTGCTGTGGCCTTGAAGGTGAGCCTCTGATCTTCAATAATCTCGTTACGGATCTGAGTCCAATTTGACTCTGGTCTAGGCGCTCTATAGATGCTCATACGATGTCATCCAGTCGGACGCGCTTACCAGCACGATATGACTGATAGCCGGCGACAGTCCCATCCACTATGACCTTGACATAGCGGTCAAGATGTTGATCTTGGTTGAGAAGTGTCAACACGACCGAAGGGTTCGTCTCAAGCTGCTTCGCTTGTTTCTCAGTGAGTAGTCGAGGCTGTCCTACTCGGAACATTGTGATTACTTGGTACTCAATCATCCGAGCCTCGTCCAGTTGTTCTCAATGAGGGTCTCGGCATGGTTTACGCTTCGAGACAGGGCGCTGATGAAGATGCCGTCAATGGTCAGATATTCCATCTGTTCGCCGATGGTACGGACGGCGAAGATGTACACATGATGACGGTCGGTGTCTGAGGTCTTGAATAGGACTCTCAATGGTCGGATGGGTTGCATCCATTCTGTGGGTTCGGGGCTCATTTGGCTTCTTCTCTCTGTTGTAGGGACTTGAAATGTTTGAGGGTGGCGCTCGGCGGTGCGAGCTGTGAGATCGGCAGTAGGTTCGTGTCTTCGGCGAAATAGCGACCATTGGCAACATCGTTGCCGTCGGGATAGTGGCGCATCATTGGGGAGCCTTGTAGATGCCTTTCTGAGAGCCTCCAGAACTTGTCCCAGGAGCATCCACCGAGAAGATAGACAGCCTCTGGTCTGCCGGCGACATATTGGAGATGCGTGAAGAAGATGAAGTTTGATCTTTCGGTCGTCTCTTGTTTTGAATAGATCACAACGCGATAATGGGGCTCTGGAGCACTTGAGACTTTCTGAGTTTTGACTTCTACTGTCTGCCCTGAGTACAGCTTGAGATCTGATGAGCGTCCTTTATTCTTGAAGATGAGGAGATCGTTGTTCCAGCAGTAGTCAATGACAGCGAGTTCACCGAGCGCGCCGATCAGAAGGTTCTCGTCTGTGTACCGTCCCGAGTCCTTTAAGGTCTGATGGGAGTCGTCCACAAGCGTCCGAGCCTCAGCGATCAGACGATCAGTAACTTGCACTCGAATCATCAGAACGCTTCGCCTTCGGTCATCTTCTTAGACTTCAGATCGGTAACCAGAGCCTCAAAAGCGACACGCCCAGACGGAACCTCGCCGGCATAGCCGAGAGCTCTGAGTAGTCGTCGCTGACCTTCGGAAGCCTCCCAAGGCTTGACAGGTTTGTCGTCCTTCTGTCGGTTGATTACTTCCTCCAGTGAGGCCATCTTCGGGAACGACATCATCAGCCCAGCCAAGCGTCCCAGACAACTCGTGGAAGCGTTCATCTGCTCGCTGTCACGCGTGAACGAGGTCTTGCCTGGGAACGGCTCAAAACAAGTCGCCTGGCATGGTTGAGGGTCGTCGGGAGTGCGCCATGCTTGCATCGTGACACTGATGAAGATCTTGTCTCCGATGGTGACGATCTCTGGGCGATGCTCCTTGATGCGAAGCTCAGGCCACTTCTCAAGTAGAGCTGCAAAGCGTGTCGGGACATCTACATAACTACTGAGATCCATAGCGTTCAGCCTCCTCGAATCGGTTGATCGTTGAGGTCAATGATCCGAACGGATCGCTCTCAGGCTTGTAGAAACCGATCAACTCGTCATAGAGATCAGAGGCCATGCCTTGCCAGAACATGATGCGCTTGTCTCGAATGCTCAGACGAAGCTCAAGATCTGCGATGTGCTTCTCCTGCTCACGAATCGTCTGAACCATACCGTCGGGGTCGTTCATTGGATAATCCTTCCTAGTGGGATAATCCGACCATATCAAACAGGTGTGTCAGAGATGAGCATCCCGTGACGCTGATTCTCCGAAGTGCCTCCCCAAATACCTGGCAAGGCTCGATAGCCGAATGAGAGCGCATACTTGAGACAGTCTTCAATGACCGGACAAGTTTCGCATACAGCGACAGCTCTCCGAAGGTCATGCCATGAGCTCGCACCTACCTCGGGGAAGAACCAGTCAACTGGCAGATCACGACAAGCAGCTTCTTCTTGCCATTTCAGCATGAGATGCTCCAAGGTTGCCAACCACATTGTCCCTTGGCTTCGCGACCGTTATAGAGAAGAGCTGCCCATCGCAAGTTTGTTGCAGGGTCAAACATCTGCTCGGGTGCAATTCCAAGCTCGGCCCACCATTCGTGATGCGCGTACCAATTCGATTGTGTCAACCCGTAATCCCTGCAGGGTCGTCCTTTGTCAGACTTTGAACAAGCGTCAGGCTGACATCTCGATTCCTTAAACATTACGCGACCGAGGGTCTGCAATACTTCTGTCCGATTAGGCCAGCCCACCTCTACGGCGAGCGGTAGCCATTCTTGACACTTGGTGTCGGGATCTATCTGGGCGAGCTGTACGAGCGTCGTAGTGGTCTCTACGGGCTCGTCGTAGATGGTCGCGTTCTCCTCTGCGATCATCTGAGCGATCTCGGCTTCACGGTCTGCGATCTGCTCATCGGTCAGAGGAACGATCTTGACGGTCTGAGGGACTCTGATCGTGGTCTCTGGCGGTGACTCTGATGATGATCCGAAGACCACGACCAGACTGAAACAGGCGAACGCCACAAGGGCGAGGAACTTGAACGGGTGCATTATTTGCCTCCAGTGTCGGGGCTCAGCTTGTGCTGTGCTCTCTTGGCTGAATCAGTTGACCGAATCAGCGACTTAATGTCAAGTCACATCGGCGAAGATTCGAGCGAACGCTTCCTCAACCAGTTTCGGGGAGTCGGCCATAAGAGGCGAAATCTCCACATGAGTCCACTGGGCTCCAGGGGTTCCTCCATTGCGTGTAGAAGTCCAAGCCTTCCAAGCGTCACGATCGCAGCGGTAGCCGGCTCCCCACTTCGTGAGACCTGTCAAAGGGCATCCAGTCCCGTCATAGGCATGGATCTCTTCAATGTTCAGAGCGTCACGGTGCTCATAGAGAAACTCCACGAGAGCCTTGCGCTGAGGGATCGTGCCTCGAAGATCTACTGCGCGCCATGTCGCATGAACGGACAGCGCAGAACCTGAGCGCATCGGACGGTTCGCATAGATGCCGATGTTCTTGACACCGCAAAGGTACTCAATGATCTCTACGAATCGCTTTGTGCCGGCGCGAGGTGTCGGATGGTTGCCCTCTTTATTCCCTGTGTACGGTCTAGATGTCATTGTCTTTGTCCTTGTCTTTGAGGCCGTTGGATGCCAGGAGTCCAGTGAGTGCTCCGGCGAGAACGAGGAGAACGCTTGAGAGGGTCTCCCATGACTTGGAGTCGTTGGGTGACACTTCGAGCGGTTGCACGACGAAGGTCAGTGAGTACAGGATCATCCCGACTGACATGATGAAAGTGAGCGACAGCGCGACTCCGACCATTAGGACGAGGCGCGCTTTGATCTCTGAGTTGGTGAGTCGTTTTCTCATGGTGTGGTCGCTCCTGTTGAGGTGTCACAGCGTGGCGCTTCGGGCTGGGTGACACAGTTGCCTCGAGTGCGGTCTGTGCATGAGGTGATCACAAAGGTCATGGCAATGATGAGAGCTGCAGCGACGAGCAGAGTCTTCATTCTTCAGGCCCTTCTTCTGTCCATCCTGACTCTAGAAGCTGGGCATATTCTTCGTCGGTCATTTCACGGACTTCATCATCAATTTGAATGAGTGGCTTGTTCATAGTGTGTTCCTGTATCCATAGACGCGGATTGTTCCGCCTGTGAAGTTTCCTGTTGAGATTGTCAGAGTGAAAGCCGAATAACTTGTGGCCACATTGTGGAATCCGCCTAGGTGGCCTTGATAGCCGAAGGCGCTGGTATTCATGGATACAATGGATCCCTGCATGAAAGTTCTTTCAGCTAGGAATGGTCGGTGAACATCAAGGGCAACACTATTGCCGTTAACCTGAGCTTGCCCAGCTTGCCAGTAGGCGAGGTTGTTGTAGCCGAAGTTGCCGTTACTGCCTGTATATGCAGAATAAGTGACTGATGAATAGTATGAGGCAGCACTGGCTCCCAATGTCATTCTCAAGTCTGCTCCAGTTGACGCAGATCCTCCAGAGTAAATGATGCGATATGAGTCGAAGTCTGATGAGAACGCTGAAGATACTGTCACACTTGTGACGGCGCTTCCGACTGTTTGAGTTTTAATCCAGAAGAGGCCTTGATAGTTGCCAAGTGTTGAAACATCGTTCATATCGTCGCTAGTCAAGATTTGACCGGCTGAGTATGTTGGGAGGATAGGGATAGCCATTGTTGCTCCTTAGAAACCTGCTAGGCCGTAGCTGAGTCTGTTGTTGTCAAGAGTACCGAAGATTGCATCGTCAAGGATGAACGAACGGTACAGCGAAGCTGGAGTGAGGAAGAACACATACTCGGTGCTCTGTGGGACACTGTTGATTTGTAGCCCTTCGATGACGCATTCGTAGGTGGTGTCCGACACTGTGCCAGGGATACGGTAGACGACATCTATGTTCTGCCCGATGAGGTCGTTGTACTGCATGAACAATGTGAGAGTCGAAGGGTTAACTGCGTAATCCATGACATGAATCTCAAAGTAGATCTGCTCAACACTTGTCGCGTCGCCCATGAGAGCGGCCAGATATTCGGCGCATCCTTGAACTTGGCTGAGCGATCCGTCCACTTGTGTAGTCGTGGTTGCCCATGTTCCCCAGAGAGCGACTCCTGCAGCGTTGGTCGCAGTGTATGACCCGACTGGCGCGTCAACGGTGACGACATTGTTGAACGAATCGCCAAGCGCAGACCTGAACACTGCGTTCATGGGGAGCACTGTCGCCGATGCTGTACCGCCGAAAGACAAGGTGGAGACACTGTCGCCTACTTGTGACCTTGCCAATAGTTTGATGGTGTCGCCGTAGTTGATCATGAGGCCGTGTTCGGTCTGCATATTTTCAGCTAGTCGAGCACCGATCGTGCCGGTGTAATCTGCTGTCGGGTAAGCAGCACTGTTACCGTTATTTGTGAAGCTGATGAGTGCCGTATATGGCGAGAGTTGCTCTAGTGTGTTCAGGTCACCGAGATCTTCTTCTACAAGTTGCTCACGCGACAACACTCCGAAGAGATCTATCGCTGTGATCGTTGCTGTCGCTCCACCTGACGCGTACTGGAATCCGTCATCGTAAGAAACTCCTTGAGTATAGAAGAAGCTCCTCGCGTTGTTATTTGTCCCGACACCGTCCCGATACACCTTGATCTCTGAACCTGGCAGGAATGCGCTTGCCAAGTTTGTCGAGTTGTCAATAGTCAGCGACAGCGTTTGAGGCGAATAATTCTCAAGCCATCTCTTCTTCCCGTTAAAAAAGGACAGCGAATAGACAAACCCATCAAGGCTGTATCCGTCCACTGTGACCTTCCAGAGGTTCTGATTGCTCATAGTGGCCTAGTGGTGACTGGCACTGGGCCACTCATTCGGACATAACGCTGGAGAGCTGCGACGACAGCGTTCGGATCTGCTGAAGTGACTGTGATGTTGACAGTCGGGCCACCGTTACCGCCGAAGCCCATGCTCGCCAGTTTGGAGAGAGGAATAATCGCTTCAGGTTCGCCACCTTCGCCGATCATGGCGATTGTTGGTGAGCTGACGATTCCGCCTTCGGCTAGTCGAGGTAGTTTGACATTGGGGATTTCGCCGAAGTTGACCCAAGGCCCTGCAGCCTTGTCAATACCATCGAGGATGATGTTCAATCCTTTGATGGCGAAGTTGAGTCCACCTTCTAGACCTGAGATGACTGCGTTAATTACGCCCTTGAACGCTCCGCCGATGCCCTCAAAGATTTTCCCTGCAAGATCTTTGAGTCCGTTGAACACTTTGATCACATTGTCTTTGAAGAAGAGGATCCCTTCGTAGGCTTTTTTGAAGGGCCACATAATGAGATCGAGGACTGCTTTGAATGCTGTGCCGATCCATCCGATTAGGTTGCCTAGGAAGTTGATGATCTGATCTTTGAAGGTGACGACAGCGAGGATCACCAAGCCGAACGGGCCTGTCAAGATTGCGAGTAGTAGTGGCCAGTTGTCCACTACCCAGCTGAACACAGTCTTGATTGCGTCCCAAACTGCGCTGAACGCTTTCCCTATTGCTTCAATGGCTACGCCGAATATGTTGAACTTCTGCTGGAGGACGATAAGGATTGCAACGATGGCAGCGATAGCGATCGCAATGAGGAAGATTGGGTTCATTCCCATGACAGCATTGAAAGCTTTTTGGACTGCTGCGTATGCTTTTGTGACTGCTGTCCAAACTTTCATCGCTGTATTGACTGCAATGATTGCGACAGCGAGTCCGCCGATCACTGCTCCAAGTGTGACGACGAGTCCCTTGTTCTTCTGAATCCAATTACTAAACTCAAGAAACTTCGGGAGCAGTTTCTCTATGAGTGGAGCGACAGCTTGACCGATTGACTCCTTGAGTTCGCCCATCTGAATCCCGAGGTTCTTCATCTTGCCCTGGGTCGTGTTGGCTGCAGTTGATGCTTGACCTTCAAAGGTTGTCCCGAGAGATGCGAACACTTCGTCAGCGTCTGCTCCCTCTTCAATCAATGTCGCTAGTGCTGGGTCAAGTGCTTTGAGTGCTTTGAAGTTGCCGTTATAGGCTTTTGAAAGAGCATCAGATACAGCTCCAAGATCCTTACCTGTGCCGGCAGAAATGTTGAGTGCGAGGCCCATCAGATCTTGTGCCTCGGCGACATCTCCAGTACCTCGAACTAGCGAGTCGAGAGCTGGGCGAAGTTCGTCATCGGCGACAGCTGCAGCGACTGAAGTCTTGGAGATGAAGTCTTCGACTGACTTGACTTGAGAGTCGGATGCGCCAGTGACATTCTTGAGAGTGGTAGCAAGTTTTTGGGCTGCAGCGTCATCTTCTGCGAATGCTTTGACAGCATCAAAAGCGACAGCGCCGATCGCTGCCACTGCAACCGCTGCAGGAACTGCTGCCTTTTGGATTGCGAACGCTGCCTTCTCGCCTTTGGTCTCTAACTTTTTGAAGTCAGCGATGGCCTTGTCAATGCCGGCAGGATTCCACTCGGAGATGATTGGGAGGTTGATAGCCATTACTTAAACTCCCTCTCTGCGTCAAGCATGAACTGCTGAATGATCGGCTGAAGTGCTCGTTCAGCGTCTGCAGCCATTGACTCAACATCTTTCCACATATAGCGAGAAGGTGTCCCGATACGGTCAAGCGCGCTAGCGAAATTGGGTCGCCGATATTTTGGCTCTCGGCGCGACTTCGTTCCGCCAGCCTTGCCAGCCATGTCAGTAATCGCTACTGGAGCGCCCTTAGTGACAACTCGAACAACTGCGATCTGTTCAGCTCCTGCATTCATAGATCCAGTTTTCGGCTTGCGAGTGTTCAAGGAGATCTGTACCTTCTTAACACCAGCCCAACCTGTGCGACCTCTGTGAGCCATACCGCTTAAAGGTGGCGACTGTGGCACGCGAGCATTAATCGCATCCACAAGAGGCTTCGCTGCTGCTTTCGTGTCCTTTAACAATGTTCGACGCATTGAAGGGTTCAGCTTTTGCATCTTCTTCAAAGCGTCTTGCAGACCGTAAGTATCAAGTCTCACATCTGCAGCCATTAGTTCTTCCGTCTTTGTTCATTGATGATCTGAACGCAGGTCGCCAGGTCATCTGTCTCGAATGTAATTGTCGGAGGCCAGAATCCTGTTGCCACTAGCAGCTCTGCTAGTTGCCTTCGGTGGCCTCCTGCGTAGGGACTGGCGAAGCAGTCTCCACGACTTCTAGATCTTCTAACTTCTTGACAAACTCATCAAACGAGATCGGTACTGGATGGCCCTGTTGCTTACTGGCCTCATAGGCCATATATGCGAGGTCTTCCATCCCGATCCCGTTTGCAAGATCTGAAGCTCGGCGCTTCATCTTGCGTTCCCACGAGATGATCACGAAAAGGTTCGTGACCACTTGGTAGGTCTCGCCATCGGCGAGCTTGACACTGAGTGTGAGTTTCATGGTTCTCCTAGTCGGGGTTCGGATTACTTAACTATCAGGTGACATCGCGGACGAATGATCCGCCCTTGAAGGTGGCCTCAACAACCGAGAGCTCGCCAACGGTGGTGAGGATCGGTGTCACAGTTTCCAAGTAGCAACCAGTCAAAGTGTACTCAGGATTCGAGGC